TTTCCTTAGTCATTATGTAGTCCCTCACAAAATCTGAACGGACAATATCCGCCCACCCGAACTCAATTGTTCGGAAAAACCGCATCTGTTCGACAATGGACAGGAATTTATTCAATCCCACCTTCTCATCCTCGAATCTGAAATCGGTTTGTCTAAAGTCCCCGGCAAAGATGATTCTACAGTCTTCGCCCACGCGTGTAATTACTGAATCCAATTCATGGAAGTTCATGTTCTGCATCTCATCCACGACAATTATTGCCTGATCAAATGTGGCACCACGAATGTATGAAGTGGTCTCAAAGCGTAGCTTCTTAGAGCTTTCAAGTTTTGCATAAGCCTGTGGAACGCCAAAGATGTCATCACAGATATTCTTATACGGCAACTTGTAAGGTTCCTCCTTCTCTTCCTTCGTCCCAGGAAGATGTCCAGAGTCACGCGTAGCGACAAGCGACCGAATGATCACTACGCCATTTCTATAAAGCTGGGGGTTTTTAACATATTCGCTGATTGCGAAATGGAGTGCCATAAAGGTCTTACCGGTGCCGGCACTTCCTTTTAGGACGAGGTCGTTCTCATTATTCCATGCATCGAACGCAACTTGCTGGTTCTCACTATAGGCATGGAATGGGAGAGGTTGCTCGAATTTCTTTCGATTTGCCATCAGATATTGATAGTCGAGTCTTTACCCGAACCCTTCTTGATCCTGCCCAGAAGGTCTTTCCAACCTGCGCCAGCTTTCTTGAGTTGATCACCAGTCTGATTGGTAATGGTTCCGGTGGGCTGAATCACGTGGATAATATCTGGGTCTTCTGTGATTTTCTTAAGCTCATCGAATGAGCAAACAATATCTTCGACCTTCTTGGTCTTGGTATTTTCTATAGTGTAGATTGGCATTAGATTTCCTAGGTCGGGAGAGTCCGAAGACTCTCCGTTCCATTTTATTACGAGATTTGATCTATGTATGATTGGAGGATTTCCATCTTCCGGTGAATTTTATCCGCAAGACGGATGTTTCCTTCTCGTTCCATTTGATCGGCGTGGTACGAGTTTTCAGCCAGGTCATTATTTAAGCGTTCAAGCTGGGTTTCTGTGGCTGTTGACATAGAGTTTCTCCTTGGTTAGATTGGCATAATGAAGAAATCATTCGCGCACAAATAACAAATCTCGGGCACGGGTGTGCCGAGTCTTAGGATTAACCTTTGATTAATTCTGGAAATGCCTCATTGACCAGGGCAGGGGTAATACCATCTTTGAATGGTTTCTTGTTGATCATATCAACCAGGAGACGTGCGTCCGCCGGATGTACTGCCTCTAGGAGACCAATGAAAATTGACTCACGCTTGGCTTTCATAAGCTGCTGTGAAATCGGTCCACGTACAAAGTACTTGAACTTGGTATTTTCTCGTAGTAGGTTGGAAGGATGATTGTAATCATCGCTTGCTTCGTATGGGGGCGCTTCATCAGTTGGAAGGTCCCATTTCACGACAGGATCAAGTGTCCCGCGTAGGACATCTTTTAGTGCCCAGGATTCATTCTTTTTCAGAATCTCAATCTTCTCTTTTCGTGTCTTGGCTGCTTTTGCTGCGTCAATCACTTCGAATACATATTTTGCCATTAGTTAATGAACTCCGATACATTTTCAATCAGTTGTCTACAATTATTAGATATCAAGAAGGGGAGCACTTTCGATCTGTGTTTGCTCTTATCCTGATTTTCAAAAGTATCTATAATTTCTTTTCTTATGGCTTCGGGACAATGTCGATTCTCGGTAAGATCAATCAGCACTTTATTTCGATGCCAATTGCGATAGACCGTGTCACCGAGGGCCTTCGGGTCTTCCAGAAGTTGCTCTTTTTTGGCAGCAGTCAGGGTCACTTTCTTCCTGCCTTCTTTGAGTTGGTCGTCATCGTCAACGACACTTGGAACGCCATCGCCTTTACATCCATTCAGAAAATGGAGTTTCTGATACATGACCGGATCATCGTTCTTGACGATTTTCTGAGTCACGGTAGAATATTGATGTACGTTCTTATATTTGTGAAGCTGGATGAAATCATAATCAGCGGAGACTATCATCACGTCTTCCCAGTTGCCAAACTCCTGAGTATAATGCACCAACTCTGCAATAGAGTCATCAGCTTCACATCCCCATTGGCGAATTACCTTATATGGGAAATTTTCATCTAGGTCCTGAATGACCTGGTTTATGGAATTGAATGCTGCGTCCCAGTCAATCGGAGATTCATCTCGATTCGGGTCACGCTTGTATTTGTATTGAGGGAATACCTTCTTGCGCCAGTTACCACCGCCATCAGCTACAATGACGATTTCACCAAATCTTTGTTTATACTTGTTCCGGTGTAGGCGAATGTTGTTCAGGATGATGTGACGAAGGAGGTCTACATCATCGGGTGCGACTGTACGCTGCGCGATGGGCGCATACGCAAGGCCACTAAAATCAATCAGTATCATTCTTAGATTCAATCCATTCTATGAGGGCTTTTACCGATTCGGGTGAAAGATCAAGATAGGTTGTCGAATCTCTTTCACCAGCAATATTCTTGGCTTCAAATTCGAATTGCCCATCTATGACCTTTACCGTCATCCGATGAAATCCCTGCACGACCAGGAATCGATCTTCATTTACGTCGTGCTGGGATTCTTCTTGGTAGTTCATTCGGCGATACCAGAGTCACTCGGATATTTCTTCTCAAGATCAGCAGTTCGTCGATCTGAAAGATTTTGCATCATTGTGCCCATCATTTTGATAATGGCTCGATACAACTTAGCGAACATTTCACCGAATACATATAGAAGGATCGATATTGGCCAAGCGATCACCCAGTTGAAATATCGTCCTTTGTTATTATTGAAACTAATCAGTCTCTTATAGGTTGAAGGACTATCGAGGAAAAGTTCTTCCATCCGATCTGAATTGATTCGATCCCACCATTTATATGAGGCCCATAGAAGGCCAACGCCTAGGAAGATAATTGCCCCAAGGAGGAATGACCCAAAGTTTTGAAATGCCCAGGAAATAATGATCGTTTCAGTGAACCATTCCAGGCCGAATAACACGATTGATGAAATCAATGCAACCACCGCCGGTTCGCCAGAAGGCTCGGAATATGCATCATAGGAATTAGTGTAATTCTCAAAGAACATAAATGCCGCCAGGGTGAATAGTAAAACTATCCAAACGAGTGGATGTAGTGCAAAAAAGCCTAAGACTAGGCCAATAGTAAAGTCCATAATTTTTCTCCAAATTTAGGTAATTGTACCATATCCTGGGATATCTGGAAACATCTCTTTCTGATCTTCATCAGGTTTATTTTCCTGGTCCCATTCTTCCTTGATACGTTTTACGTGCGATCGGTGGATACGACAGTTAATAATTCCATTATAATAATCGTCGTCTAAGAGGACGTTTCGATCAAATTGTTCTTTCGCTTCTATATATCCCATTTCGCCTTTGGATTTACAAAGGTGTAGGATTTCACGATAGAAGTTTTTCTCTCCGTGCTCTTTCAGAAGCTCTTTTACCAAATCTGAAGAACCATAGTAGGTCTTCCAATCCGATTCAACAATCTTTCTTCTTTTCCGAGTCTTTCCTTTGAGCGGCGGCAGCGTCTTTTTGCTCCAGAAGAGTTTCTTCCCCACATATTTTTTGTTATTAGATAGATCAGTAATGACATAGACAAATCCCATGTGTTCATTTAATTCTTCATCATCCGGTTCATATTTCTTAGCGTTGAGGTACCAAGTCATTCTTCTTCCTCAACTTCTATTCCATCACTTCCACACGCAAAACAACAGATTGGGGTCTTGCAGTCCTCATATTCATGATTTTCGATATCTGTAATCGTGGCCTCAACGCCACAGTCTGAACAGGTGATTCTGTATTCCATTTATGCCTCGCAGGAAAAATGATTGTTATTACTGGTTTTCATCATTTTAACATCATGCTTCGCAACTGACACAAGACATAATATCCCTTACAAGCTCTTGAGCCGGGTTGGCACTCCGCTGGTAATAAAACGTCTTGATACCAAGTTTCCACCCCTCAATGATCAGAGCATTTACATCTTTTGTAGACACATCCGGATGAATCATGAGATTCAAGGATTGTGATTGGTCGATGTATTTCTGTCGTGCTGCTGCCTGTTGGACTACAGCTAATGGGGATATTTCAGAGAATGTCTTGAAGACATCCTTTTCGACTTCAGATAAGAAATCGAGGTGTTGAACCGATCCGCCCTTCATCAGGATCGATTTCCAGGTATCTTCATAATCGATACCAAATTCTTCGGTGTTACCCTCGCCTACATATCTAGACTCCAAACAGTATTGCTTGATCAATTCGTCGAGGTGAGGATTTTTATAAGTGAATTTGCCTTTTGCAAGGTCTTTTGTAAAGTAGTTGGACGCAAGTGGTTCCGTTGAAGGTGATACTTGACCCAAGATGAATGAGCTACTTGTGGTCGGTGCTATTGCTGTACGGGTAAGGTTTCTTTGACCTGTTCCGAGCATTCCTTCTGGTTCACCGTATTCTTCGGCCAGGAATTGCGTCGCCTCAAGTGATTTCTCATCGATGAATTTACTGATTTTGATTGCTTCCATATGAGCGTCAAATGATTCAAACGGAATCATCTTGGACTGAAGATATGTATGCCAACCAAGTTGACCAATACCTAATGCACGCCAATGAACAGCAAAATCATATGCAGGTTTCATATGGCGAATGTCTTTGATCTTATAGACGTATTCTTCCATAACAGCATCGAGGAAATAGGTCATAATTTGGACTGCATCGGTGTTCTTCCAATCGTCCCATGTCAGAATATTCATGCTGGATAGGTTACAAACGAATGACCAGAACGGTGCAGATGGCAGGCAAATCTCAGAGCAGAGATTCGATGCATAAATCGGGATGTCCAGGTCTTTGAGAATCTGTGGCTTGTTGTCGTTCACATTGTCGCTAAAGAAGATATATGGATAACCAGACTCACGACGCTTGCGTAGAACGCGTGCCCACACCGTACGCGCGTTATAATCGCCCTCAATCATTCTCTTCATGAAATCATTTGAAACGCATACACCGAGCGATAGCTGCTGAATAGTGCTGCCTTCTTCACGACACTCAAGGAACTCCATGATATCTTCTGAATCGATGTCCAAATAAACTCCACATGATCCACGTCTTACATTACCCTGTGAGATGATATCGACCGTGGTTTCAAGCATGTTGGCATAATGAACTGGTCCATCAGCGGTTCCACCTGAATTGATTATAGAACCACGAGAACGGAGGGCACCAAGATACGCGCTTGTGCCCGCACCTAATTTGGTCTGCATACCAATCTCAGAAGTCTTGTCGAGAATCGATTCGACGCTGTCATCGATGTACACACCATTACAGGAGATTGGAAGACCTTTCTTGGTTCCAAAATTGCTCCATACTGGTGAGCTGAGTGAATAAAATCCTCGACTCATGTAATCATAGAACTTGTCTGCAAATCCCGGCATGTCCAAGATTTCTTCTGCTCGTTTTGCTATTTCTCTTACGCGTTCCTCAACGGTCATATTACCGTCAATGTAACCTCTAGACAAGAATAGTCTAGAATCGGCGTTTGCCCATTCGAATCCCATTTAATTCCTTACTGTATCGTACTGTGCTTCTGTTCGTGCATAACCTTTTCCAGTTCAATCGCCTTCCGGAGAGTGTGTCTGGCAAAAGCATCATATTCTTCTTGCGTCATACCTTCAAAGTTGTATTCGCAATATGGACAGTTATCGGTCGGTCCGCCTTCGCACCTATCATGTCCATCCACGCAGATCAAACTTGGTTTTTTCATTATATTTTCTTTCTTATATTGTCTTCAAAAGAGGTCATCAACGGAAACCCCCCTTCCTTTTGAATATTCGACCGGGCGCTTCTGGAAGAAATCGGTCATATTGCCGCCATATAGTTCTTCATCAAACCAAAATGTGGCATCCACATGATCTTTCTCATAGTAGATATTTGACGAATCGAATCCAATGTCATCCATTGAATCTGCCATTCTTTTTGCAATGAATGACTTTAGAATATTGGCTGAAAGCCCATCCACTTCATAATCGCCCATGATCCAATCGATCACGCGGCTTTCGGCCTTAAGTGATTCAATGCATTCATGCTCAATCCGATGTTTCAGCTCATCGTCAAACAGTTCAGGATATTCTTCCTGAAGGGTTTGGATCAGCTTGATACCGACTTGTGAGTGGAGGAGTTCTTCGTTGCGGGTGTATTGAACCTGCTGGGCACAATCTTTCAGAACTGCTTTGTTTCTGTTCATGTGCATAATAATATAGAATTGAGAAAAGAGAGAGACATTTTCTACGAATAATGTAAAGAGAATAATAGAGTAAATATATTGCTTTCGATCATCTTCATATATTTTATTGTTATATTTGCGGAGGTATTCTACTCGGCCCTTAATGACCTCTTCGTTCAAATTCTCTTCGAAGATGTGAGTCATATGGAGAACGTCAAGGATTTTTTCATAGGCCAGATTATGAATAACCTCGGAGTTTGCCATAGCATACCCGAGGTCGTTGATACTTGGGTGTGGAAGATTTTTGCCTAGATCGCCCCAAAACGTTTTAACCGCGATTTCAATCTGACCAATGGCTGACATAGTCTTTACGACGATATCCTGCTCTTCTGGTGCGAGTTCAGTCTTGAACTGAGAATAATCCGAGCGGAAATTGAATTCGTCTGGTGTCCAGAATCCTTGCCAGATGGCATCAATGAATTGTTTGGCCCAGGGGTATAGATCAGGTTTGCGCGCAATCTGCTCTTCGAATAGCATACAGTCTCCGTAATATCAAGGGGTTCATAAAATCAAAGGAGCGGCATTATCGCTTGGCAGCACGCTCGTAATAAATGATTATTTGCTTTTGGTCTTTTATATATCGTTTCAATTCCGCCAGGTTTAGAGAAAGATTTTCATAAGACTTTGTACTGATAGCCAAATATGTATCACCGCCAGTTTCTTTGCGATAACGGGCTGTAAAGGCTTTGAAGTTTTTCTTGGTGACAACGTACCATTTAATCTTGGATAGATTGATTGGCTTTGGCCGAGGTACAATAGCAGTATTCTGCTTCACAAGTCTAGTCTTGACTACGGTCTTGGTTCCCGTGGTATTGCAGGCACTAAGGAGTGATAGTGAGACGCTCAATATCAGTAAGGGCTTTATCACTTGCATCATTAATTCTCTTCTCTATTAATCCGGGTTTGGCGGTGGCAAGACGCTCAAGACTATGTTCTGCAAATAGGTCTCGCAGATCATCGATTTCCTGAGTGGTCTTGGCGAGTTCGCTATCTAAATTTTTACGAAGCTCTTCCATTTTCTTAATGTTGATGTTGATCAGATCAATCGTCTTGTTGGACTCTTTCAATGCATTTTCGGTCAAGACTAAACTCTTTTCGAGCTCAATAATCCGTGTTTGCATGTTGGTCACATAACGATATCCGAACCACACAGTTAACATTATAAACCCTGCGACGCCAATTGTAAACCAAAATTTAAGGCCTGAAAATAGACCTAGACCGGGTATCATTTCTTTTTCTGCTTGGAAGCAGCCTTTGCTAACTGTGATTGAAGTCGGTGGTATTCTTTACCGTGCTCGTCAGCTTTCTTATGATTTGCATGACGGCGATGGTGCGCATGGGCAAGAGCTTGTTGTCTCATTGCCAGACGGACATTTTGTACGTCTTCTTTAAAATATTCTGCGAATCTCATCATCCTCGGATACCTCCAGAACCAACAGCTTTGACCACTTTTACTGGTTTCTTGGGTGAAACCATCGAGGTTACTTTCTTGGCTGCATTGATCAGAATATTCTCATCTACATCTCGTGCGTGCTCGCGGAATCTCTTCAGAATTCTTGGCTTACTTGTGGCCTTGAATCTTTTATCAGTCACCTGTGTCTGCTTAAAGAGTGCTTGTCTCTTCATATTAAGATTCGCCGGATTTGGTGCTGAATTTCCGGTATTTGTTGAGGGTGCACCCTCTTCTTCAGTAACCGGTTGGCCCGGTGTCTCACTCTGATACTT